GTCCCCTTAGTTAAATGGATATAATTATATAAAATCGTAATTAACTAAATAATAAGAGTTTATTTGCAATTTACTTTATATTTATGTACTCAAATATGTACACGCACTTTAAAGCCGTTCCTTGGCTCATGAAAATCGTTACATCACCGGGCAGTCATCAAATTCCGCATTTCTGGCATCATTAATGATGTACGTGATCACCCCGAATATAGCGGGTGCAGTACTGTAACCATCATCATCTGCTGGCAGCGCTTCCCTTCTCCCGTTCTCCAGATTAACGAGGTGGGGTTGGGGATGAGTTCGATATTGCTTAATCCTGAACTCCCCGTCTATTGCACATACCAGCAGTGAGCCATCACAGGCAGTAAGTGACGCATCCACAACAAGCAACGCCCCCTGGAGTATTCCTTCCCTGAAATGTGAACGCGATGCCCGCATGAAATAAGTCGCCGCTGGCTGGCTGATTAGCTGCTGATCGAGGGAGATTCGTGTTTCAACATAATCTGCCGCAGGTGAAGGAAAGCCCATGTTTACGCCCTCTCTTGAATACCGGATAAAAACACAGTATAAATACTGTATATCCATCCAGTAAAGGAGCAATAAGCAATGTTCGTGGAACTCGTTTATGACAAAAGGAATTTTGATGGTCTGCCCGGTGCAAAAGATATCATTCTGGGCGAATTGAGTAAGAGGGTTCACCGGATTTTCCCTGATGCTGATGTTCGGGTTAAGCCGATGATGACACTGCCGGCGATCAACACTGACGCCAGCAAGCATGAGAAAGAACAGATAAGCCGTACTGTTCAGGAAATGTTTGAAGAGGCGGATATGTGGCTGGTTTCAGATTAAACGCCTTGAACCGTCATATTGCTTAAGTACAATCCGCCGTGACTGGCAATCATTCAATATTCGCACTATCGGACGTTCGTCAGTCAGCCGCAATCATGCTCTTGCATACGGCCTGGTTGCGGCAACTATCAATTTTATAGCTGGATATCCGGCTGATTTTGCTGGCGCTCCCGTTCAGCTTTTTCTATCGCTTCACGTGTCTCTTTCTGCATCCTGTTCCAGATACTGTCTTCCGGCATTTCCACACGCACAGACACAAAAGAATCTGCCGGAATATCGACAGGCTCACCGTCGGCCACTGTCTCTGTAAACACGCCGTCAATATCGGTGTTCCCTATTCTGTTCTGAGCAAACGGTGGCGCCGAGGTATGAACCCGGTGATACGTTCTGACCAGTACTGAGCCATCAGCATTAACTTTGTAGTCCAGCCAGATGCGGGGTTGCTTGTTTCTGTCGACCGGGATTTCAAAACCGCCATCGATCCCCCCCCAGACAGCATCAGCATTCAGGCCAGTGCAGCCGGTGATACGATATTGCCCAACAGAAATCCGCTCTACCGCGCACCCTTCTGATTCATGGTTAGTCTCATAAGAACCGTCACGGTGAATGATGACTACCGGGGATGCCTGTTTTAGAAAACCATTACCATCAACGGTTGTGTTTCGTGTCCCCCATAACGTGTTCTGGTTAAATGTGGATGCTATCCCGCCTGAAACAGAGCCGCTCGCCACCTTCACATTACCGTTTGCATGATTTACGCTAAAAATCGAATAGGTATCAGAGGTCCGGTGCAACACAGATGCGGACCACTGATATGTGGCAGTCGCATCACCAGCAATATCACGAAAAGAGAACACTCCTGCATTGCTGGCTGCAGTATTAAAGTACGTCAGGATATTGTTGATAGAACCAAACGCACCATCAACACCGTGAACGACTGCGGCCTGACGAAGACCTGCAGTCGTCCCAAAACCGGAACCACCTTTCGATAATGGCAGTATTCCTGTCGTGTCATCACCGCTCAGCTCTACAGTACTTTTTACAGCAAGTGCTTTTAATCCCAGATTTGAGCGCGATTGTGCCTTGTCCACTACGTCTGAAAAATTCTTCGACCTTTTCAGCGTATCGCCATCAATATTCTCAACCTGGTCTGCGAGGTATTTCCAGGACGGGCCGGTAAACGTTGACTGGTCTGGTAACTTTACAGTTATTGTCCCCGTTCCGCTGAATACCTGCTGCCAGTTCTGTTTGTCGTAGTTCAGTCCGCGAAGGGCTTCGGTGTTCTGTACCACCATTGCGGCAGTGACCATATTCAGCGTCACACGGGAAACTGCATCCCAGGCCAGGTTATTTGCTGTCGGACCAGTAAAGGCACTGACCAGCGTCAGCGAATCATTGCTCTCAATGGATTTTACCGGAAGTGTGTAGGCGATGCCGCCCACCACAGAAACGACAAAGTCACCAGGCTGAAGCGTCGTACTGAAAGAGGCCTGATAGCCAAGAACTGTTGCCGAGTTATGAGTTAACTGAATAACACCTGCTGACATGGTGGTTCCTTAATACATGTTCGGAAGAATAAGAATGGGCATGGCGATATTTCTGTTTCGGGTCATATCCCATGAACCGGAGTTACGGTCCGCAAATACTTTGTTGTAGGCTGACCTGACGCTACCGCCTGACATGACCACGCCTTTGGTTCTGATATTTCCCCATCCACCAATCATTCGTACCTGAACGCCGGTATAGACTATCTGGCAGAACCCGCCGCCTATATCCTGGAATGCGTCGGTTATCTGGATTTGTCGGTCATATACAAACGGGCGTTTCAGCGTGGAGAACGTGACCTGGCCTGCGGCGTTGGTCATTGTGATACCGTCGCCACCGACAGGAGCCGTCTGGTTGAATATCACCAGGTCAATCGTCGCTGTGCCTTCTAAGTCATCCCGCCCTGTGTAGGAAATATCGCGAACGATGATGTTGCCGCCATCAAACCCCACCGACACATTCGGGTTATCCCATTTACCAAAAGGAATACCGCCCACCGGAAGCGGCGCGCTGCCGCTAACCGTAATGCGCCCGGAATAAGCGCAGGTCATCAGGGCGGCCTGGTTGGATATCGCGGTGAAGTCAGTCGAGTTTGAAACAAACAGCCCTTCGTTATAAGTCGCCGCAGGCAGCAGCTCCATGACATAACCAGACCAGTCCGGGGTAAGGGCTTTACCTCCGATTGTCTCAGCACCAATGATGACCCCGGCATTACCATTTCGGGTGACCCCTGTCATAATGGCCACATCAAATTCAGCGAAGGAATAGATGTAAATGGGATTGGTGGGTACAACGATAGCCAGTGAGCCGGGAACAAGTGGCGTATTGACCGGGTACTGCATTGACTGGGATGACCAGCCCGAGAAGGATGTGCAAAAACTTGGGGCACGCAGCCCTGCAGTAATTGCCATTGCCGGGCGTCCATCATTGTAGTCGATCAGAATTCCTTCAGGCATAGTTCACCTTATGTCCAGCGTCCAACAACAACGCGACCACCTCCCGAGAGATTTACAGTGATCCCGTTGCCGTCAATGCGAGTAACGTTATTCACTCCGTTAAATGCAAACTCACCACTGTCGGCATAGAGTTTTCCATGGAATTCTGGGCTACCAGATTTCGGTAAATTCCATCCACGCCCACCACCACCGGGGACGAAGTTCGCAGACTGAAGTGAGTCGGTAATTTTCGCAAAATCGATGGATGCTTCCTGAATTAATGCGCTGCGAATAAATACCTGCCCGTTATAGACAAAGAATGCAGCCTGCCAGTTACCTGGATTGTTACCGGAGTAAATACCGAACTGATCGGCGGCAAATACAACTGTGGATTTATAGCTGTTTCCTGATGGCTCAATAGACATGCCAAATCCAGTATTGTATTTAACACCGTCTCGCACAATGCCCATATTCAGGGTGTAAGAGGCTTTCGCTGTTCCGTCACTTTTTACTTCAGCCGTCATTTTCTGGTTGACCGCAGAAGTCAGGCTTCCTTCCGGTCCTATTTGAGCCTGTACATAGGTGGATAAATCAGCAAGCCCCTGCTCAGCAGTAGCCACCGTGGTTTTTACGACCAGAATATCAGCGCGTACCTCACCATATTGTTGATACTGATGCTCAACGGAGCCATGATTAGCCAGCGCATTTTCCATAATGCCTTCCAGGTTAGTATCAACCCCGGCCTTAATATTCTGGAACGCGTCAGAGTTCTGAATCTGATCATCTATGATGTCAATCAGCCCGCCCGTGTCCATAGAGCACAACGCCGGAACTTCGATAAAACCAGATGCACCAAAGGCGTTAACCGTTCTGATGTACCAGTAATAGGTATTTCCAACCTGTAGCTGATTGCTTGTCCATGTGGTTCCCATGCCTTCGCGGCTTGCATTCCCTTCCACGGTCGCTGTTGAGGTATCAGGTAGTTTCGTTTCACCTGACGTCCAGAAATCGAACTGCGTGGAAACATTAGTGATCGCCGCCAGACGCGGGATCAGCGTAATGGAAAAGAATCCCTGCTCAATATCAACATGGGAAGGTGCTGGCGGGGCTTCAATGCTGAATTCCAGATACCCTTCTGGCGATTCTGCCCCCATCTGGTTTACGGCAATAACGTGGGCTGTGTAAGTATTTTTCGGTAACCCGGTAAGACGCGTGAACGTCCCCGGAACCTGGACGGACATCACCATCTGACCATTACGGCGAATGACCACTTTGTTGTAGACCACCTGACCGATGTTTTGCCAGGACAGAATGCCCTGCACGACCTGGCCAATTTCTTCCACGGTGTACTTCAGATTCTGCGGCTGCGCCACTCCGCCTGATGGCAACTGGGTAAACGGCGGCCGCTCAATCGGTTTACCAACAGCGTCGCCCCAGACATCTGCCGTTTCCTGCTTCAGCGTCAGTTGCACACCGTTCTGCACGCCAAATTTCCAGTCAGTTACCCGCATCTCAACATTCACGATACCGATAGACGGGAAATTCACCTTCACATACATTCCCGGGCGGTAACGGTACCCGCTCAGGTTTAACGTAACGTTCATGGTTCTGGCGATGCGGGTGCGCTTTAACTTCACGTCTGCCAGACGCTGGGCCTGAAATTCAGAGGTCACAAATCGCAGCTTCATATCCTGCGATATTTCCACGCCGTCTTCCGTCACCCATTCACTGACAGATACAGAAGGGAAATCCGCTTCGGTATAGCCCTGCTGCGGATCGACAAATGTCCCCTTGATAGTGTTAACACGTTCCGCCTGAGAGACTTCCGGCATGATTTCGATATCACCGGCCAGTTGGCTCTCAGTGATCACCTCTGTCGCAGGACCATAATAAGCCCCGACCAGAAGGCCATGTTTGCCCGCTGTATACGTTACATCCCCGGCGCATGCCGCCAGCATTCCCTCCAGAATACTGACTTTGTTTTCACTGAGATCGAACTCACCGTTGATGGTATAGCGCTTCTCAACGGTATTACCGCCAGTAATCACATCCTCATCACAGATATTCGCCGCTTCCTTAAACTGGTCCCAGAGAATATCGGTGTCGGGCACTTTCAGGTGATTGCGGTAATAGTCCAGGATAACCAGCGCCGCATTGTTGCTGTAACCCGTCAACCCGGTACGCGGGTCATAAACGGCACGCCCCTGTTTTTCTACCTTGATGTTAGGGATACCTGCCGGGAATTTTTCAGCGTTGAACTTCAGGGATACGCGTAGCCAGGTGATCCCTTTCCCGATCATGTCTTCTTTCCATGACGGGCAGTTTTCCAGCATGTAAGGGTCCGCCGTCTGGCGGTTGGTGTGCACCTCGAAAAAGGCATGCTCAGGATAGCTACTGATCGGCTCATCACCCAGCCAGACAGTCTGAACACCGGATAACGGGTGTCCCGCCAGGACAATGGCCAGATGCAGCATTTCGCCATCATCCTGTTCGCCAGCCTGCTCTTCGGAAAAGAACAAAGTGCCCGCCGACGTTGAGCGACCATAAACAACGGTTTTGGCACTGGCCGCAGCGCGCAGAACCTGTTTACGTTCTGACGTATCACGATAGGAATTCAGCGACGGCGTCTTGGTCAGCGCCTGAGTGGCAATCTGTGCGGCAACTGTAATAACCATTGCGATGGCATACATTTCATTTGCCGCTGCCACACCTGCGGCAATAGTTGCAACAATAGGAACAGCAGCAGGCATTAACGCACCCTCCAGACACTCAACGGTTTAACCCGCAGACTGACAAGACCATTTTCGCCCGGCACCCACACAACGCCGGAATACACCACCCCGGCGCATCGCGCCCCGGCATTTTCAACAACGGCAATATCCCCGCGTTGCGCCAGCTTCACCGGCACCTCATCGAGATACCGGGCAAGCACCTTTTCAAGCGAACCGCCGCCGCGCAATAACGCCTTTTTTGCCCCATGCTCACTGTCGTAGGTTCCGCGCCAGCCCGCCGCAAAATCCTCGCCACACATGGCCTGAGCACAGTCCGCCGCGAACAGGCAGCAGTCATGACTGCCCCATAAAAAAGGCCGCTTTTCAGCGGCCCTTATTACGATAATTAATCTGTTATGCCAGTCCGGATGCTTCATGCTTCCTCACTTATAGGTAAATCCTGGTGCATCTTTTTTACTGCCCCAGTAAATCGAACGTTCAGACATTTGCGCCACATACCGGAATATGCGGTCGCCGGGATAAGCAGCCTGCTGCGATTCATCGGTATAGCGATCGGGGAAGGGACGCTGCCAGTCTTCAAAAATATTACTGATGGTGTACTGCAGGGCGTTCGTCCCGCCAGCAGTCGCCCCCGTACTGGATACCCGCCCTTTAAACAGGAGATCGGCAACCTGGACAACACCGTTATCATCCATGGCCACCAGATAGATTTCGGCATTTCTGCCCACGCATCGCTCATTCAGCGTGGTGGCAAAGAGGGCCATATCCAGACCTGAGAGGGTCATTTTGACCTGCGTCGGGCTGGTCGTGCTGGTTTCACTGGCATCATCAACGGAGCCCATGCGCCCCATGCCGTAATAGACATAGCCGCCAAGAACCAGTGTCCCGGTACCGGAATGCACATAGACGGTACCGGATTCAAACTGAATATTCGCGGCGATCGCAACCGTCACCCTGTCGCGGGATAACCAGTCCACCATCGAATCCGAAAAGGGGGAATACAGCATTAAAATGCCTCCTCAAGCTCCAGTGTGTAACTGGTAAAAACACCCGGCACACGGTTACCGGCACCCTGCTGGTTATCCTTCAGTTTGAAAATGCCGTAGGGTTTCGCGACCTCAATGACAGCATTAGCAGGAGGCGAACTACGCAACATCGGCGCAAATGCAATAATTGCGCTACCGTTCGCCGCGCTCGTCACATCGGCTGTAATCATCTTCAGCTCGTCGTTAACAGTGAAATAATCGCCCTGTCTGAGCACCACTGTTCCCGGCGTCCAGCCCTTACTTTGAATCTGGGTCCCTGTCTGATTAGCGCCATCAACAACGGGCACGCCCGCTGGCGCTCTGCCACTTCTCCCCCAGTCGCGAACTTTTACCCTGCCATACTCACCATCAAGCGAAGCCACCAGAGCATCAATACGTCTGGATTTTTCGTCCGTCAGGTTATTGAAGGTCAGGGAACATACCCAGCGGGTACCCGGGAAGCGTGCTGTCTGCGATGCCCCATTGAATGGAGATCGAAAGGTTTTGGTATTACTTTCTGGTCGCCAGGTCAGTGACGCGGGACAGACATCTTCCGGCCATTCGAGTACAGCCATAAGTTCTCCTGCATTATTCTGCGCACGGCGGCGCTACTGATCATTTGTCAGGATGTTACTGATTTACATACCTGGTTATGGTTGTTACTCAGCCCGTCAGTAGTGGGATACTGGCGCACTCAAAAAAGGAGGGATGGCTGACTACCTCTGATTAAGGAGCGATATGAAATTTTGTCTTAATAAGGTCCAGTTACTTCAAATTAGCATTCCTGGTGGTTATGAGTCTGACATGGAAATAGATATGCCAAATGCTATCATCACCGTTGATGGCGAGCACAGGGAGGCAATTACCATCCACATGAAAATTGCTAATATTCGCAACCTTTCACTTGACGATATTGAAAAAGAAGTAAATCAGTACCTCAATGAATTATATTCCGCCTCAGTCGAGTAATCGACGTAGCGGTCCACGAGAAAGAAAGTCTTGATGTATTTGTTTTATAGCCGCTTCCGCGCCAGCAGTTGCGGCTTTCTCCATCGCTTTATGCAGTTCATCAGATGATGAGTTAATTTGAATATTGAAACCAGAGTGATATATTTTTGCGGCCTGACTCTGATTCGCATCAATAATTTTCGCGACCATTTTTTCAGCATGCAATTTCGCCCGCTGATTGTACCCTTCCAGTGTAAAATCAGTTGTTAACTCTTCACTGTATGGAATGTTAGCCAAAGTTTTTGAACCAATGATCACCGACACATTGCTGCCAATGTTCTGTATGAATACCATGGCTAAGTCCTTGCTCATCGTAAAACCCATTCCTTTTTTTTCCGGAAATTCAACCTTGAACTCCAGCGCCTCAACTTGTTGTTCTAAATCCATAACTGTCTCCCGCCTTTCGGCTAAATGAATATTAATAATGGTTACACGCCAAGTAAGCGCCTCGCCTGACCGCGATTTGAAAAATCATTCAAAATATCCTGCCGGGCCTGTTTCGCACCGTCGTTAGCTCCCTGTCGTGCAGCTTCCTGCATAGCCTGCTTCAGTGCCGCGTCTCCGTTACCGGATATGTTGAAGTGCTGATGAATAATCGTATCACCGCCGCCTGACGTGGAACCCGGACTACCAACCATGCGAACACCCAGAGAACCATCAGCTGATCGTGTCAGTGGCATAATCGCTTCTGGCCCCGCCTCCCCCATAAGCCCAGCGCCTTTTGCAAAAGCAAAATATGTCGGTGTGCTAACAATGCTGTTGCTGTAAGCGCTCAGACTTTCAGAGGCATATGCACCACCTTTTGCATTCAGCTTTATGCCAGATGCGGCAGAGTTATAAGCGCCGGAAGGAGTGCTACCAGATGCAGCGCCAGCCCCCGCCCCAAACATGCCGCCGATCGAACTGAAAAAACCGCTGTTACTGGCTGAGCGCAAAGAATCCACCAGCATCGCATTGAGGATAATTTTCTGCATAGACTGAAGCACCGAACTGGCCCAGTCTTCCCAGTCGACCTTATTACCGGCCAGAGCATCGGAAATATTGCCCACCAGCCCGGACATTGCGTTATTCACCAGGTCAGCAGACTGAGATGCGTAATCAGAAGCAGTGTCAGCCCAGTTCGCAAAACCTTCACGCATACCCGTTGTCCAGTCACTGCGCTGGGCATCAGAGGCTGAGTAGTAAGCTTCCTGATCTCGTAACCTTTCGTCGAGATAACGTTTATTCAGTGCCAGTTCCTGACGGTATAGGTCTTCCGAAATATCACCTGACTGGTACTGCCGCTGCAGATCAACGTTCTTCTGCTGAAACTCCTCCCGGATGCGTAGCATTTCCTGCATACGTTCACGCATTCGGCTTCCCTGTCCATACCCGGTAAGTTCTGCCTGGTTAGATGCTCGTGCGCTGGCGTTTGAGTCAGCGAGGTTGGCTTCATACGCCGCTAATTGTTCGCGGATTTTCTGCTGATCAATCAACGCGGCATTCTGCAACAGGGTTTGTTTTTGCGCTTCTGTGAGGGAAGTAAGTTCACCCTGACTAACCTGATATTTCAGTTTGGCCAGTTCGGTATTCTGACCAGCCAGAGCGATTTGCTCTTTCTGCTGCTTAATGAGTTTGTCGTAAGTATCCGCTGTTTTTTCGGCTTCTGTTTTTCCACCTTTTGCTTTCGGCTTGTTAGCCTGATTATTCCGCCACTCTTCTAAGCCATTGTTAATTAACTCCTGACGGCTGGTCTGGTAACGAGGGTCATTAGAAGCGAAGCCAAGATCATCAGCAGAATAACTTAATCGTAAGCGTTCTCTCTCCTCACCTTTACGGCGAGATAATTCAAGTTCACGCCTACTTTTTTCAATCGCATCCACCTGTTTAGTATTTAGGTCAGCCTGAGGTGACCTTAACGGAGAGTTAACCAGTCCCTGGCGAGACATAAGCAGTGCATTTCCCAACCCTAGCAGACGGTTAAACTCTGTATGCTGGCCGTTCATAATTAATAATGACTGATAGGCTGAATTCTGTTCTGCTGCCTGCTGACGTATAAGCGCAATACGACGATGCTCTACCCCCTCAAGAACCTCCTGAATAGACTGCGATTTAGCCTGCATCTGTGCCAGGCGTTCTTGCTCAATAGCTAAAGCATTAGTGGCATCAGAAAGACCTCGAGTGGCATCATCTATGCTCTTAAGATGGTTAACCATGTAACCTGCAACTGTAGGACCAGGGTTGGCCAACATGTGCTGGTAACCGGAAATTTCTTCCCGTAACTGCCTAACCTTTTTTGCCTGCTCATCAATAAGCCGGTTTTGCTCGTCTAATGCCTGCCTGGTCTTGGCTTGATTATCTGAAGCCTCAGGTAACGACATGGTTTTTGTTTTAGAGCGTATCTGATCAATAGTATTTGCATAGTCTTGTGCGGATCGGCGAGCTTGCTCCTGATTCTGGTACATGGTGTACCATGCACCAGCTCCCAGCATAACCAAACCAGGAATCCCGCCAACCAACCCAAGAGCGCCACCCATCAACCGAGAGCCTAATGATGTCACATTATTTAGGGCTTCCTGCGCTGCGGTCCTTGCCGAAATATTTCTGGTTAATGATGCTTGAGCATCAGATAACCTTTTCTCCGCTGCTGCCTGAGCATCAGTTCCCCTGGTAGCAATTAAAGCTTGTTGTGCCCGATACACAGCTGCACGAGCGCGAGCCGTGGATATTTGAGTACCTCTAACTTGCGCTTCAGCAAGCGCAATCTCACTCTTTGCTGCATTTAATAACCCTGATGTTGCTGAAAACGCTCCTGATGCCATGTCTCCAAACCAACGCGCTGCGCCAACAGCAACAAGAACACCTGCGGCAGTTGCAACTTCATCAATATTATCTGCAATCCCATTTAATGCGCCTGTCAATGTCCGGCTAACACCACTTGCTTCATTTGCGCCGCCAACCCAAGCCATAAAAGCGTTTTCAATTTTTGTTGTTGCCGCAGATACAGTCTGCGGCATTGCGTTGTATTCTTCACGAAGTGATCCGAGCTGGCTGATTAATGCCGGAACAACCTTGTCAGCAGTAAGTTGACCTGCATCAGCCATTGTTTTTAAGTCTTTTCTAGCGACCCCCATCCCAGAGGCAAGAGCCCTGATAACACGATCGCCATTCTCATTAACTGAGTTAAATTCCTCACCACGTAAAACCCCCTGAGCTAGTGCCTGGCTGAATTGGGTAATAACAGAACTCGCCTCTGCTGTGCTTGCGCCAGAAAGCTTCAATCCGGTAGAAATAGCCTCAGTAACATTTAATACTTCTTCGGAGCTATAGCCGAATTCACGCATTGATGCAGCTGAGCGAGCAAACAAGTTTGCGTTATCTGAAAATGCGGTTCCTGTTCGCTGGCTAATATCCATCAGAGAGCGTTGTGACTGGTTGAAGTCATCAGTTGATTGCGAGGCCTGTTTCAATCGTGCATTAACCGAACTCCATTCATCCGCAAGGGATATCAGGTGCCCAGTGGCGTATGCACCAGCGAAAGCACCAGCAAGCCCCATCGCAGAGGATTTTGCAGAATTAAGTTGGTTCGTTACTTCTGCCAGAGCTCTCTGCGTCTCTCTTGATGCAGCGGCCGCCTGACGACCACCATTCTGCATGGTTTTGTAATAATCCTGCCCCATACGTGAAGCGCGAGAAATTTCTGTCTGGAAAGATTGTGAATTTGCGGATACTTTAATAATCAGTTCTCGCAAGGTGGCCATTATTCATTCTCCAGAAACAAAAAAACCGCCGAAGCGGTTTGTATTATTATTTTTCCCAGACTTTTCGTCGGGCTTCCTCAAGATATTCTTCATCGGTTTTTGTGGGATGATCACTTGATAACAAATCACTACCACAATGCTTGCATTTGATGGCTTCTTTTTTTATTAATTCAGCACAGAACGGGCATTTTTTCATACCATCAAATTCCAGCCTCTCTTTTTCTTCAAACTGTACATCTTTTTTAATAACTAAAGAGTGAACTAAGGCAACAATGAATAACAGAGCCCCATAAATCCACCACCCCAAAAAAGAGCGACCCTTGCTACTTGCAATCAATGCAGGTATTAGACCAATAACAATTGAAATAAGTAAGATTTCCATGACTTTCCCTTAAACATCATCAATGAGGTAAATCCTATTATCTTACTGAATAAATGTCACTGAGTTGCTGCTGTTAATGCAGCCTCAAGCCCTGCAAACGGATCCTTCGGTGCTGATTGTTCATCACCACCCCAGCGCAGGATCGCATCGTCCAGCGGTACTTTCGCCCCCTGTGAGCCGTAGATAGCAGAGACGATCTGAGCTGCCTGAATATCACCACGAATATCGCCGATGGGGCTTTGTCTGTCGAATTCAATCCACATCAGAAGCTCGCTTGCCGTCATGGTCTGCCGAAGCTCTGAGAGCGTGCGCCCCATGCGGAGCGCAAGCGCCATCAGAAACTTTACGCCGGGGGTTGCGACTTTTCCCGCGCTTCGTCCGCGCTGTTGATGAGGTCAAGCGCCTGTTTGAGAAGGCGTGAGTGAACGGGCCCGTAAATTTCACGAACCTGGTCTTCTTCATCGACGCTGAATACCGGTTGCTTGTTGGTATCGCAAAGGACATCAATGAACAGCACCACGTCAGCACAAAGATTACGGTGTGCTTTTTCTGATACAGACACCTCGCCTTCTTCATCAGCGCCAGATTTTGCAATTTCCTGCCAGCGTAGCCAACCTTCGCCAGAAGGTTCCCGTAGAACAACCTTCACACCACCCCATTCAGGGACCGTAATGATTTTATGACGAAAGCCTGACATTTTAGCCAGCGCCAGTTCTTTAAGACTTTTAGCCATTTTTTAACCCTGATTAAAGAAGATGAATTACGCTATCGTTACGACGCAGGTTGCTGAGGTAACTTTTCCAGCAGGCGTGGAAGCGTCGGTAACTTCACAAACGTAATCACCGGCATCACCTGCAGCAGCGTTTGCCTTGTTGAACGTTGCTGTCGTCTGTCCACTCACCGCGCTGCCACCTTTCTTCCAGACATAGGAATAAGGTGCTGTTCCCCCGGCAGCTACCACCGTCAGTGATAAAGCCGAACCAGAGGTAACTGACTTGGTGCCAGGCAGGTCGGTGGTCAGACGCAGCGCGTTATCAATTTTCGTCGGCTTACCTTTCAGACGTAGCGAAAACGTTGCGGCCACCACACTGTTTGTCCCTGAAGACCAGGTGTGCTGACGGACTTCAGACAGGAACTGGAAGCCAATACCAGACGGGAAGACAATCCGAAAACCATACGTGGTGTCGTTATCGTAAGCTTCACGCAGCGCATCCTGTGCCGGGTTAACATAGAAGTTACCGGACATAGAGATTTCTGACTGAGCGCCAAGGCCGTTAATGTTTTCCTGCTCGGTTGAACACAGCGTGGTGACATCAATGTCCTGCTTCTGACCGCCAGTAAACTGGACCTCTTTGATAGTACAGTGCAAATCCAGCCAGGTTGCGGCGCCAATAGTATCCAGTGTCGCTGGCGCAGAGGTGATCTGAATTTTAGTACCCTGCGATTTTTCATACAGTGAGGACATATTTGTCTCCTGAAAATAGAAAACCCGCCGTAGCGGGTCTGTGAGTTAATGGATTTGTCAGACAGTGACCTGAAATTCCAGCGTCGCCCGGTAATACCGGTTCTCTGGTTCATAACCAGGGGTTTTGCTTATATTGGTGGGATTGAGTGGCTTAACCACCTGAAGCGCCATATCACGAAGATTCCGCGCCTCTTTGAGAGTCAGTGAGTAAACATCCACCTGGACCGATATCCCTGATTCAGCCTGACCGCAAAGAACGTCTGCGGCCACGTCCGTAATAATTGAGAAAATTACCCAGGGCGGCGAGACTGAAGGCTTCCCGTCACTGCCGAGCGGCGCAACGTAGGGATAAACCTGCCCTTCGGCCAGCGGCCTCAGCAAAAGATAAAGGTCATCTTCCGTCATTTACTCAGCACCTCGTCAATGGCCTGGTTCATGCGTTTCATAGCAACCTGTGCCGCCAGTTCTTCGCGGGTATCAAACGCAGGACGGACAAAAGGATGTGGGGGCATATTCACTGTGCCAATTTCGACAAATCTCCAGTAAAACGCGTTACGTCGATCGGAGGCTTTCATTGAATTATCGCTGTTACCCGTTCGCATGTTTCGACCACGAATATGAACACCGGATGAAATATCACCGCGTTTACGTGATCGCTGCGTCAGCACCACAACGTTTTTCTTCAGCTTGCCGGTTCGTTCAGGCGCTCTTGCTATCACCTCGTCTTTCAGAACCTCAGCACCAGCTCGCGTGGCATCACGCAGGACTTTGTTGTTTTCGGCTCTGCTCAGTAACTCCAGATCGCGGGAAATCGCTTCAAGACCAGAAAAATCCAGACTGATATCAATCATTTTTCCGCTCCATTTTTACAGAGTATTTCCAGCCTGGTGGCTTTACTGTCGGGTATGGGGGGGCTGATGATATTCAGTACCGCGCCTTTAAATGGTCCTGTGAGCACCTTTAATCTTGACGCAGCAGTCACATCATGCCGGAAACGGACCCACACCCGAATTGTTGCCTGTGCCGTTTCTGCTCCTGATTGCAACTGCTCACGACCACTGATACCCAGCACTTCCGCCCATATGGTCTTTCCCTCCTGCCACTCTTCAACCGGCTGGCCTGTCGTATCGCGAAAAGAAGTAAAGTTCAGGATAGTAACGCGATGGCGTAATCGCCCTGCCTGCATAATCCCTCCCTACAGCGGTATGTATCGGTACGGTTGAAGCAAAGACTCAAAACCAAACGGGAAGGTGGTAACAATATTTCCGACATTGACTGGTTCTCTGTTTTCAAACCAGTGCCCAACGAGAAGCATCAATGCCAGCAAAATATCGTCAGCAATACGGAGCCCATCAGGATCAGATTCAGGTACCTTGTCTTCATACAGTTTTCGGTTGATGTAATTCTCTGCCATACGCCTTGCGGCGCCGTAGTAGAGCAACAACATTTCATCTTCCGTTGTATCGTCAGCATCGATCCGACACTGCGCCCTTAGCTTCTCTATCATTTCGCTCATCGTTTTTACCCGGCCCGCAGCGAACTGCGGGCATAAAAAAACCGCTTACGCGGCATCAGGAGACAGCAGAGGTGTTGATTACGGCGCCTTACCCACCAGCGCTTTGATAGCCGCCGTATCTTCCAGCACGCAGTCGAAGCGGTGGAAGGCCAGGAATGCGGTCTGATCATACTCCGCGTAACGCTCAACCAGACGCTTCAGGGTCATGTAGGAAACTCGGCGAACAATGAAGCGATTGAAATCACCCAGGTAAATAAATTTCTTACTCGCTGCCGCGGCATCAATCGCCTGATCAATTACATAGGGAATACCCAGAACGGTTGCCGGGGAACCACCAACAACATCCGGTAGCCAAAGAGGGCGCTTCTGATCATCCACCATCTCTTCGATCACCTGAAGAGTGCCGTCATTAAACGCCCAGCGGAAACGTGGACCACCGCGATATGCCGGATCAATCGCGTGTTTCAGGCTGTTCATTTCCTGCCAGGTGAATGTTGCGGCCGCCGCCGCAGAAACAGTCCCGGTTACTGAAGCCGCCAGCCCTTTAGGCTGCTGAGGTGTACCAGCGCCGGTACCCTGCACGAGATATTTAGCTTCACCGCGACCAATTCGCTGCGCAATACGTCCCGCCAGGTATGCCTCAATATCTACACCGCTGTCCTGCAGCAGTTCATTGGAGACGCGGATAATTTTGGATGACAGTTTTTTAGCACCCAGGATTGCGGTACCGAATGTCACATCCCCCTCCGTTGCTGCAGCGTTTTCTGCAAGCAGTTCCCCCTCTTCAGCAGTACCATCAGAAGTGGACCAGGTAATATCCTGACCGTTTGAAGTATTGAGGATTTGCGCAACGCTCACGATCCCGCCGTAAGCTTTCATTGCATCAATGATGGTATTACGCATCTGGGTAGGGACCGTATAACCACCTTTATCATCAGGTGTCGTTCCCTGCGCACGAAGTTCTTTAACGGCCTGACGCTCTTCAGCAGTCAGCTCACCGAAGCCATGGCGCAGGAGACGATCGAATGCTGCAGCACGGCGCACTTCTGCCTGCATTTCAGGACTTTCCTGACGCTGGCGCTGTTCAGGCTCCTGTTCATCAACAAAAGACTGATCATGGCGGCGCAATTCCTCTTCACGAGCGATACGCTCATCAAGCGCGTCCAGTTCGGATTTTGCGGCGTTCCACTGAGTGCGCTGCTCTTCAGTCCAGGTGGTATCACCAATTTTATCGTGCAGAGCACGCATATCAGTGGCGATGGTATTACGTTTTTGCTTCATTTCATGCAGTTTCATGGTTTTTCCTTACGCGTTAAGAAGAGTCAGCAGGCGCTCACGCGCCATTCGTTGATTAATGGCGTTATGTAGCGCACCACTGTCGCGCGCCTCCTGCCAGGCTTTCATCGATCGGACGCCGGAATCGGCCTCCTGATATGCGGGATAGGTCACCGGACTGACATCAAACAGCCGGGAAAACTTCGATATTTCGCGAATAACTACCCCTTCGTCGTCCTCATACCAGTGCTCGCCATCACGGGCAACTCGAAAGGCAAAGGACGACTGGTTAATGTCACCGCGAAGCATCGGTGCTAACACCAGATCGCGGATGGTTTGCGTATCCGGCGCGGTAATGTCGTAACGCAGACCGCGATCATCTACAGACAGTGACAACGTTCCGGCAGCGCTACGACCAAGGATAAAATTAGGGTCATGGTTAAACAGCCCGCGAACATCATCATTCAGCACATCGTCAAAAGCACCGGGTTTGATAATTTCACGAAAACCCCAGAGAGGTTCCGAGCGACTGTTAAACACCGATCCGTAACCCAGAATGCGGGTGGGCTCATCGGTGCGTTGTTCCGCGCGAACCTCCCCGCTATAGCAGCGTGTTTCACGGTCATTCATTGGTTTTTTCCTCGTCGGTTTTTGGTGCCTTAAAATCATCTGCCGGGTTAGCCGCGTTCACGCTTACCAGCATTTCATCAAGGCCGTCTACCGGGTTCATATCTTCGAAGGCTCGCGCCTCGTTGCGGCTCATCCAGCCATCAGTGATTGCAAAGTGGTAGAACTGAGCACGCTCCTGCGGGGTTCCGCGTAGCAGGCCTGTCAGGTTAAACCTGACGTAATACCCTGCCGCCAGCTCAGCACGGGTAAACAGCCGTCGGTTAAGCTCCTGCTCCCAGTTCGTTACCCACGGCATGATCGTGTAGCGGACAAACTGAATGGCCTGCTGCGTAATGTTTGAGAAGGTGGCTTTTTCGAGATCATTAATCATGTGTGCAGGAACATTGAATATCCCGGCAATCATGGAGCGGTTCAGTTTAGACATGTCGATGATCTGCGCATCAACAGGGGAAACAGTCAGCGCTTTGTAATCCAGCTCTGCCGGGAGAAGCATTGTTTTATTCTCTTGGCTACGCAGCGCAACAACTGCCTTTTGCCACATGCTTTTTAAACGCCCCCAACTTTCATCATTCAACTGGCTTTTCACCGAAATGATGCCAGCTGGTCGGGCATTGCCACTGAAGAAAGAACTGGTGTATGCCTGCCCGCTCATTCCCATACCGATCGTTTCGGCGTGTTGCATGATCGGGCTGAGTCCCATTTTCTGGTTATTACCGAGCGCCCTGATATGCACCATATCGTCTGGGTTTATAGCAAACGCGCCTTCTTCGTTGTAAACCCCATAGGTGTAACGCCCCCCGGTGTTGAGTAGCGTGGTTTCCCACGGCATACAGCATTCCAGGCCGGAAACCTCACCGCGTCTGGAACGTTTTACCCACGTATAGCCATTACCCCAGCCCAAAATATGACGTTGCTTTAACTCGCGCCATTTATAGCTGGTCTGCCACACGTTCGGCTCATCGTGCACCAGGTAGAACACAGGATGGTCGCGCGCAGCTTCAACCTTGTTATTGGTTTTACGCATCACGTGTAGCGGCATCTGCGCAATATTTGACGAAATAACATAAATACAGGCGTAAACAGCCGCCAGTTTCATCGCCGTTTCGGGGCTGACAAAAACGTCGCGGGCAAAAATATTGTCCGTTTCTGCTGATTCTCCAGTAATTGGCGTAGAGGGATTCTCCAGTGGTTCATTGCGAAACAGGGCATCAAGCAGCATTTTTCCCCCTCATTGCGACCACCAGTGCATAAAGCAAAAGCAAACTACCGGACATCATCAGAGATGAAGCCAGACCGAACTGGAGATATACGCCAGCAGCGAGCGAACCGAACCCTGTCAGCCCGATAGCATCAGTCATTAATGTTTTCATAGAATTAAAAGATCTTCGTCAGGGTCGAGTGTGGACAGGAAATCAGCTTCACCACCACCGTTAACCAGCATTCTGCTCATCGCAGTAAATAGCGCAGCGGGACCGTCTATTTTTGCTTCGGGTGTGGATTTGTTCGGAAAGATATTGTCGTTTTTGTCTGGCTTGACGGTGACGTTAGACATCATCCAGTTCATAACCGGATGATTGCTGTGATGAAAACGCCCGCCATAAACCAGAGACTCCACTTCTTTCATTGACTCAGAAAAGTTTCTGACCGTTTGCGGAACCTCTACCAGCGGCACACCCTCTTCTGCCAGAGCCAGGCTAAACTGCGTTGCGCTCCAGGGGTCAAACCCGGTTTCCTTCAGGTTTTCGCCGCTAATCCATTCCAGAAAATCAGCTTTAATCTGCGCATGATCGATAACATCACCATCGGTCAGTTCCAGCTTTCCAAGCTCGGCCCATTTGCGATACATCTGCGCCATTTGAGCGGAACATTTTTCCAGCCGCCCTTCGGGTAACCAGAATTTAAAGTCTGCATGCGCGTGGCCGTTGTCTGCCCGCCAGAGTTTTACTGCTGCGCAAATATCAATCTTGTGGGCCAGATCCACGCCAGCCCACATCGGGTAGGTTTTCAGCTCATGACGGGGGGCTATAAACTCACAGTTTTCCCACTTAATCATGTCCATCCAGGCTGACTCTGCCGTCACCCAGATATTCATGTGTTTGGTAAAAAAGTTAACCCTGGCGGAAACCTGTTCTTTGGCCTTCTTAGCCAGGCGGCGAAGATCATCCCAGCGCTTACAGATACCAAGCCCAGGGTTAGCCTTTTGCCAGACCGTTTCATCAAACGGATCATCATCCTTATCCAGGGTGAAGATGATAGCGAAAAAGGTATCGTCTTTTACCGCGCCTTCCACTTCGCTGTTATAACCACGCAGCACCTTAATGGCATAATCGCGCAGCTCGTAACAAATACCTTCTTTGTTAAAACCCGCTGTCGTTATGCCAAACAGAAGGGACTGCAATCGTGCGCCGGTTGCAGTCTCCAGAACGTCCCAGACATCACGGGTTTTATGCGCATGAAGTTCGTCGACGATGCCACAATGGATATTGAGACCATCCAGATTGTTGGCATCAGAAGAAAGCGGTTCAAACTTGGATGCTGTCTGCTCCTGGTAGATTGCCAGTTTATTGAATTCAAACAGTCGCCCCAGTGTGGGTTTCGCTTTTTTAACCATGTTTTTCGCATCTTCAAAAACGATGCGAGCCTGATCCCGCGTTGTCGCTGCGGAATAAACCTCTGCCCCGCCCTCACCATCGGCGCCAGCCATATAGAGACCAACGCCAGAGGATAATGTCGACTTGGCGTTTTTACGGGCTACCTCGTTATATGCCGTGCGAAACCTGCGGACCATCACTGGACGGCCACTGCCATCATTACGCAACACAACTTCGCCTGTTTCTTCATTTACCAGGGGGATAACAAAACCGAAGATGTTGATAAGAATGAAAACATGCCAGTCCATCAGCTCAATCGGCTGGCCTGCCAGTGCTCCTTTAACATGAGGCACGAATTTATAGAAGTTGAGGATGTGCTGTGCGCGGGGCTCGCTGAAATAGATACCACGTTCTTCACCGTACTTCAGATCATCAAGAAAACGCTGGCAGGCGAGACGGACAAATTCACAAGTGATAACTTCACCGGCAACGACGCGTTCGGCGTAACGTATCCCATCGGAAACTTTAGCCATTAGTCCCTCGCTTTCATAAATTCAGCAATAAGATCAACTTCGCCCGGAGTTTTTGTACTTACTTTCGATCGACTGGCAGGCGTCATTCCGAACTCACCAAGCATGGCTCGCAGCCTTTTCCAGGCGTCGGCTTTCATAATTGCTGCCGGATGTGCCTTTATCATGACGTCACCAGTCTGCGTTTCAGTTCGGTACGTATACCCCTCAATCTCCAGCGTGTCGCAGTGATGTCTGTATTCGGTATACGCTTCCACAAGCAGTTCAAGGGCTCGCCCGTCAAGCTGGGAGATCACGCCGATGGCGTCCAACTCTTCAGCCATCCGCTTAAACCAGTACTTCCCCTGCTTGTCGAAATGCTTGGGAACTGGGGGGACCCCTTTAGGTGGTTTCGGCTCGTTATTGTTGATCGGTCGTTTTGATGGGTTACCCCTCACCAAACGCAGATGGGTAGGGGTTTTCGGCGGTCCTGACATAATCGAAAACTCCTATTAATCATCGGCTGGGGAACCCCAAAAAAAGTTTTCTAACCTGCGGCGATGTGAAGAAAGGCTAGGCGGCGGTCCCTAGGGCCTTTGCCCACAGGGATTTGACCTCCCCCTCCCCTTCACACCTGTTGATGATAATTACTATCATTTAAAGCGCTCGCGACCTGTTTTCGAGCGGTGGCAGGGCCAGCACAGGCTTTCAAGGTTCGAATCATCATCGGTACCCCCATGTGCCTTAGCCTTGATATGGTCAACGGTTGTGGCCGCGACAGCACGTCCACTACGCAGGCAGTTCTGACACAGATGATTATCACGCCTCAGGATGCGGGCGCGTTTGATGTCCCACTTGCCGCCGTAGCCACGCTCATGGCGGCTCTTACCCTGCTGATGCTGTTGCCAGCCCTCATTGCGATGCTGCTCACAGTAGCCTGAACGGTCCGTAGTCGTACCGGGACAACCTCTCTTGCGACATGCGCGAGGGATTAACGCTGGCATGGTTCAATCCTCACGGAACCGTAAAGCGTATGCCGCTTCACTTCACCGTTCTCTGTCGTCATATAACCACGCTCATCAGGAACGGCTGCGATTACTTCGCCCTTCTCATCGTCAGCAGTGAAGACATGCTTAACCTCAATACCATCGAGAAAAACAGCGTACCTCTCTACACCGAGATTAATCTTCCTGCCGGGATCGTCATCTAATACAGTGAGACGCATATAACCTCCGCAGGCTTCCTTAAGTGAATGAGATGCCAAAACTAACCAGCGCGGCTTTCTTTTCCTCTATACGGCGATCAAGTTCAGCCACTGCATGTGGGCGAATAGCATCGAGAAAGGCTTTATCCTGATAGGTAGACTGGATTGTCACACCAAGCCCATCACCACTTTCCAGCATGCCTTTCTGTCGCTGTAGCTCTTTCATTCCGTTATAGATGTAATGCGCGTTACTTAGGTTCTCTACGTTCACGGCCTGGCTCCTTCATGCAGTTAGCCTGCACTGATTTGTTGTGCGCCAATATGTCCCGCTTCGTCTGTTTATCCAGCACAGCAATATCGTGCTCAGTAAGGTAGATGATGCTTACCCAGTCACAGGCCGTGTCCGTTACTTCAGGTTTTGCGGGTAAATTTTTCGCGCAACTCGCGGTCAACATCGTCATCAGGAAGATGATTAACAGTCTGCTGTACATCCCTGGCTCCTTTTGTTGTCTCTACCCGGCGTTCAGCAACAGCTTCAGTAGCTGTTGCACGTTCTTCAGTGCGTTGCTGGTCCGCTTTTGTTTCGGCGATACTTGTACCGCGTGATTTACCCAGACCAAAAGCACCTGCAATTGCAGCCAGCGCTGCAACAACCAGGCCAATAATCATTTCAAGTCCCATAGTGACCTCACACCAGTGCGGCTTTAGCTTTGGCGTAACGTTCACGGCGGTCGTTAATGCCGTTCTGCCCGCCGTTGATAATCTGCGTGACGCGCTCCACATCCCCCGAATAGAGAAGGCAACCACGTAACGTGAAGTACCATGCCGCCGAACGGGCCGCATGTCGCTCTTGCGTCAAAAGTTCTGGCGTACTGATCAGATCAAGTTTCAGCGCCGCACCGCATTTGGTGTAGTTCTCACGACCTGTGATTTGAAGCAGGCCACGACCGCGATATTTCCAGCCGTCACCCTGGCTGTTATTCCCCATACGGTCACCGTAAACCAGATTGGCTATTTGTGGCTGGTGAGCGACCTGTTTACCATCGACACGCCCCAGCATTTCGCACTGGTACGGCGTCAGGCGCTTACCAAAGGTTTTCTTCAGCCCTTCAACCGAATAGTTAAAACTCTCTGCCAGCGAGGTAAAGCCAGCAGACTCATGCCCGACTTGTGCAATGAACATGGCCTGATCATTAACTGCTGTAATGCCAAACTCTTTCATTGCCGCATCAATGTGTGGAAACCAGCGTGCAGAAAGCCCGGCGCTTATACCAGCCGCCTGCAGAAATTGTGATTGGTTCATTATTGCCTCAGATGATCTACCAGGCGTGCCACGTTGCCTCTGACGGCGACCAGCACAGACAGGAAAATAATGTTGGCCCCGATAGTGGCCCACGATGAATAAGGGTAGATACCGCACAGATACGCCAGCGGTACGGCGCTATAAATGACCGTAAGCAGCCACGCTAAGCGAGATATCCACGGTCGATGTCTGGAGTCGCCACGACGGTAAAACATCAGGGTCAGCACTACCCCAGCACAAAGCAGCGCGTTGATTGTTGCCGATGGGTCATTTAGTACCACCTGAACCTCCCCGGCGCGTTATCAGCGCCACCAGCGAGCCGATATCCTGATTATTCAGGAACGTCAGGATTTTGACGGCTAAAGCAGAAACGATTACGGCACCGATAGCATCCAGCGGTTTATCGCTATATCCCGTAAGGGCTGACAATTTAGCCCCAACTAATCCAGCGCAGAGCATTCCGGCAATATATGACACGATGAAATATGCCAATCGGCGTGAAGTGCTCAAATCAGCAGCTGATGCTATATAGAAAACAGAACCAGCAAATGCACCGAACACAACACCATAATCCGTTCCGGTTAACAGTCCGTAAACACTCGCCCCAGTTAAAGCGCCACCAGCTAAGCCTGTGCCGGTTATTGGTTCGGACATCTGTCCCCCTCAATTACTGTGAATCCTCTCAGAAACGAGGGGAAAGGGTTCAGGCCGCAAGCTCATGCGGTCACGGTTAATCTGCAGTTTTTAGCCTGGGCCTGAAATGAAAAAACCCCGCCGATTGGCGAGGTTCTGAAATATTTAAGTTCGCGTCTAAGTGACCACTCTTAACAGCTTATTCATATTTTTACGTACGTAAACTATTTTTATGCAGCCGCAACAATTTTTCCTTCAGGAATAAATGACACCTCGACATCCATTTCAAGTTTCACTTCAAGCATCATCAGCATTCCTTCAATTATTCCCTCTCCCTTTTGTAGTTTTTTTCCTATATGACCATCAGAGCAGTTATGTTTTTTTGCCAGCGACATAAATGTCATTCCGAACAGGTAATAGTCCACCAGCAAGTCATGAAGCTCACTATTACCTTTGTTCAGTCGGGCCATACAGCCACAGATAACCATCGCATCATCATCACAACATTGAACGCGGGATTTGGTCTTTGCTGGTATGAGTCCTTTAAAGCCAGCCGCAATATGAGCCCATGTAACGTCTTCACTGTTGTTTGCTGCCCAAGCGCCCCAGCGCTCCATTACCATTTGGATATTACGCTGCATGGTTCACCTCTTTTATCTGACCAGTAATCATTTCAATACTGTTGTTGCATTCGTTTCCCCAGCGGTCCCATCCTTTCCACTCTTCCCGAGCGAATATTTCGATTCTTTTCACATCGCCGTATAATTGTTCCAGTCGGTTCCTGACTTCCCACGGCTTTGCGCTATGTTCGCCAAGACAGGTATGCACAACCTGTTTTACAGATGCGCTGGCGCGTTGTAAGCCATTTCCCCTGGTAGCAATCAGCACATCCTCTGTATTGCTGCGGGTATGGTTGCCACCGTTCATGCGGGTTTCACGGTCCAGCATTTCAAGCAGATCGTTGAAGTCCACCAGCTCTCCAGTGCTTAATGCCTTATTGAAGCGATCAGCAGCATTCTGATTCAGCTTCACCCACGTAAATCCCTTCATCGTTCTAACCCGGAATCCCCATGATTCAGCCAGTTCTACAGCCTCGCGGTTATGGGTCCCGGTGTACCACATCGCCAGTACAGCGTTTTCAGCAGCCACTTTCCATATTGGAAGGCGTTTAAGTTCTTCCATGCTCATGGTGCTGTAATGATTACAGGCCGCACCGTTGCTGATTCTGTTTCCGTATTCCCACGGTGGATCGCAGTAGATAAGGTCATAGCTCATCTGAACCCCCTGAATATTACGAAAGGCCACAAGGCACCAAGAATGATTGCGCTCAGAGCTATATTTCCTGAGGCCTGCGTTTGTTTTAATCGGTTGTGCATATATTCTGCTGTTGCACCAGACATAAACGCATAGATGATCAGTAGCACTGTAATCATGCTGCCCTCTGCTTTTTCAGTTCGCGGGTTTTACGGCGGTAAGTAGCCGCAATATCTTCAAGCTCTTCTCGTGAGTAGTGCTTCGCCTCGTGTGGGCCTTCCAGCCATTCCACCAGCTCAAGGCCAAACCATTCGATTAGCGTTGCTCTGTAGCGCTCGTGTACCGTCTTGTTTTTAGCGGTAAAGCGACCAGCGCCACCGTTGCAGGCCTTGCACTGGCGGTAGGCGTTCTTTTCTTCAAAACGCAGTTCAGGACGTGATCCAACGCTGAGGAAGTGACCACAATCCCACTGACCGCCGAAAATCATAGGAGGATGATATGTGCCGCAGGACGGGCAAGGCTTACCCTCGTCGCGTTCGCGGATAAAAGCGTTAAACGCCGTTTGTGCCTTACTGACAAAGTACCCACGAGGCTGGAGTGCCTTCTTACGAATCTTCAGGCTAACCTTTCTCTCTGCTTCCGCTTTCCTGGCTTTCAGCGCACGGTTGTAGTCAATCGCACAGCGAGGGCCGCACACTTTCTGCAGATTACGATCTGGGGTGAATGTCTTTCCGCACTGAGCGCAGACCTTGGGCTTGTACACCTTTAACTTTTGTCTGGCTGGCTTCTTCACTGCTTCATCCCCCTGTGGAATACCCATTCGAATACTTCGGAGCCGTTTTGCAGCAGATCGTTAAAGTCACCCTGCGCAGGCCAGCGGACGGATACAGTCTCCAGATCGTTCTTCGCATGCAGGTTTGCAGCAGCACATTCAAATGCGGCAGCATGCCCGGCTGCGTTTGAGTCAGAATCAGCAAAAATAATCAGGTTCTTTACCCCGGCAGGAACGCGGAACTTCTTCATGAAAGCGGTGTTCATCGTTGCCCAGGTATGACACTTGGTTATCTGATGGCAGGCCAGAGCGGTTTCGATACCTTCAGCAATACCCAGCGTGGAGGATGTGGGAAACATGCGGATGGCGACGGATTTGGCAAACTCCAGGTAACTATCCTCCTGCAGCTTCATCATCTTCTTGGCTGCGCCGCCTGTTTGCGCTTTCTTGTCCCCGTCAAGCAGGGTGCGGTGCAGGTAGCAAAGTTCGCCTTTATCGTCCGTCGCCAGCGCGTAGATAGCCTGGAGGTTTTTACCGTCTACCGGCTGTTTGTCGCAGAATCTGACGCTTTCGGCTGGAAGGGTATTAAGCCCTCTCCCCTTCAGGTAACTGTCTGCACTGGTCCCACGCAGCGGGATGAGCTTTGCAAATTTACGGCTTACCTTCTCACGCTGCTGCGCCAGCGATGTGCGTACCGGGTTTACACTGGTGCGGTTTGAGGTGTATTCATTGCCGATCAGCCTGTCTATCTCTGAGGCAAGAACCTTAAATTCTTTCCCTGTTTTTGCTGTCAGCAGCGCCCAGCCATCGCCTGAACCACACACGCAGATGTATGACCCGGTACCGTTTTTATTGTCACAGCGGAATTTCCCCTTACGACCACACAGAGGACATTCCCCTTTAAGGTGGTTTTTCCCGGTAATTCCAGGAAGACCGTAGTGTTTGTATATCTCAGCCCAGCGACCAATTGCGGCTTGTTTGGTATTCATGCGGCTTCCCCTTGTTTCTCTTTACGTTTCGCGAAGGCGATCAGTTTTGATTTGATGAAATTCGTCACTTCAGGTGTGATTTGCTGCGGGGTGTGATGTAACCCTCTCGGCCATACACCGAATTTTTGGCGATAGGTATGCGCACACCATCCGTCACTGACAGGGCGTCCCTGCGCTGCGCGGGTGCGCTGATAGAAAAGAATCTGAGACCACCAGGATTGTTTCTGCTCTGGGGTGTATTTAACTTCCGCTTTGCTGACCTTGGTCAGTCCACGGGATTTGTCTGTTTCAACGTCTTCCCCGGCCAGCGGTTTAAAACCACATTTCGGACAGATATAAATTCCGGCAGGTTTCACGTAGTGGCACTGGCTGCACTCTTTCGGCAACTTCTCCGGCTCGTCGGTTTTGGTAACACGCTGCGGCGCTTCTTCCATGCCGTCAGATGACGAAGGGAGATAGTCGTATTCAATGTCATCTGGATAACCCAGCTTGTTGACTGTGCCGCTGTGGTCGAAGATGAGGCAGTGATCTTTGCCAGGGGCCGCACGTAATCCGCGCCCAAGCGTCTGAATCCAGCGAATCTCACTTTTAGTCGGTCGGGCAAAGATGATGCAGCGAACATCACTGTCGAACCCGGCCACCAATACACCAACGTTGATGATGATTCTGGTAATGCCCTGCTCGAAGCGACGGATCGTCAACTGACGTTCTTCATGGGGTGTGCTTGCCGTCATGACTTCAACGGTCACTCCGGCGCGGGAAAACTCCATCGTGACGTAGTTCGCATGGGCCACATCAACGCAGAAACAGATTGTTGGGCGATCCTGCCCGTTCTCCAGCCAGTTTTTCACTATGTCGCCAACCAGTTTGGCTTCACTCATAACCTTACTAAGTTGACCTTCCTTGTAGTCGCTGCCATAACCAGCAACGTAAGACGTTTCCACCTCAGAGAGATCGGGATGTGACGGCGCGTAAAATTCATATTTGCTCAGTGCGCCAATCGCGATCAGCTCCTTCATCGTTGTTGGCTTAATCAGGCGCTGATAGTAATTGCCCAGGAACTTGGCGAAAGGCGTACCGGAAAGGCCGACCACCTTCGTTTTTGTGTTGCGGGTCAGGTTGTCGATAACCTCCAGCAACTTTTTGCGCTTCAGGTGGGCTTCGTCAACGATCAGCAGGTCGATGTTGTCCGGGAATTCACGGCGAATGAGTGTATCGGCGCTGGCAATCTGAATAAGCGCTGTCGGGTTATATGACGGGTGATCACGCCAGACATAACTGATCTCTTCGCCAGGAAGACCATATTCCATGAATCGGGTGGCGGTCTGGTCAAGCAGTACCGTATACGGGGCCACAAACATTACGCGCATTTCGCGGCTGACAAAGCCATCAGTGATCAGCGCGGCAATAGCCGTTTTGCCAAAACCAACCGGAGCATAGAGCATGAACGAATTATTCTGCTTCCATGCGCCGCGCAACATGTTGAGTGCGACGATCTGTTTCTCGCGAGGCTGGATGTTAAGCATTGGTTGATACCTCCCCGAATGCTTTAGCAACCAGATCGGTAATGACAAACTTCTCGCGCTGACGCTGGACGGACAACGTAACCGTTTTAGTACCGTCTTTACGCATGCGGCCTTTGAGAAAACCGCCGTGAATGTGACGAATAAAATATTCAGAGTTAGCCACGCGCGGAATGCTGCGAACACGGCCAAGATTACTGACTTCATAAGCTTTTGAATAAAGCTCAACTGGAACAGGGGCCCATTTTTCGTTAGCGTCTGAATAAATCATTTTATCTCCTTTTGGATGGCTAAACGTCTGGATTCCCAAGCGACGTTTTAACCCCATACAGTGATCTATCTGTTAGATCGATCTCTTCTGGTAAAGCTGTTCCAGCCCTTCGGGCTAAAACCCAACACCGCCCCCTTTCCCCCAACCCGGTTTCAAAAATTCATACCCTGGGTGGGAGCGAGGTATATCCCCTGACCGCTGGGGTATATCTCGTGCAAAACTCTCGCAATCGGCGGTTTGCCGTTCGTCGTGCTGCGTTCTGCTTCCGGAAAGACACCGGTTCTGCGTCGAACGCCTCCTGGTACGCCTGCGCATACGCCATCGCGATTTTTTCCCGCATACCTGCCGGGAGTGTTGCCAACTGCTGTTTAATCCACGGGGCGTCCTCACGAGAAAAAACCGTGGGCATGGTCACGTGAAAATATTCGTTTTGGTGCATTAGCCCTCCGGCGCGATTAGCGCATTGGGCAATTACTTAATCAGTCCGCATCGTCATCCGGCTCTGGAATGCAGTAGACGCGAGAAATCAGGTTGAGAAATGTCATCAGCGTCACTCTGAACTCGTAGGCTATGTCGTTCAGGCTGGTCCACTCGTTCTTATCAACCACTCCATCGTCGATGTAGTGTCGGTATGCATTGACCAAATCCCCCAAATGCCCCACCAGCTCAGCAAGTTTTAAGCCGATCTCCTGGTTCTCTGAGTCAGGCGCGGCACCGGGGATGTGAATCCCGTTATCTGTCTGCCGTGAGAACGCATCAGCGACATAGCTCACGCCAGCAGCCTTTTGCAGCACCATCGCCCACCCCATAGGGAAGATTTGATCACCACCAGCACGCAAACGGTTGAAGAGAGCATCCTGTGTTGTATCAATGATTTCAGCCGCCTCGGCGTAACCACCAGGCAATGTCGCAATGGTTTTTCTGATAGCAGCCACCAGCCATGCTGGTTGGCGTTCGACTTTCCACTCAGGTTCGTTACCCACGGTTAACCCCTTGATTCTGTGGTTACTATTGCACGCCAGCATTGGTAGACTTTTGGTAAAGATTGGCGTCGTACTTAAGCTTTCCATTTGTGAGGCGCTCAATAACAAATGCCTGTTTTTCAGGGATCACCTCACCCCAGCGGCAAACCGCAGGATGAGAAATCCCTAAAGTACTGGCGGTTTTTGACACACCGCCGAAATACTCTATGACTTCATGTTTTCGCATGGTTACTCCTGTTATCTGATGAACCGAAGGTAACAAAAGGTACCACAAATAGCAAACAAAAGTTACTTCAATCATTGGTAACATTGGTTACATGAAAACAGAAATGAAAGATCGAATCCGCTCCCGCAGAGTTCAGCTCGACATAACACAATCAACCCTCGCCAAAAAACTTGGGGTCAGTCGTGTATCTGTAACAAAGTGGGAAAACGGCACAACCAAGCCTGATGGGGAAAATCTTCATCAACTTGCTTTGGCTCTCCAGGTAAGCCCGGAGTGGATTCTCTATGGTGAAGGAGAGGTAGCTAAAGACGATATTAAGGTGATGCCCTTTCTTAAACCGCCAGTGACTGTACCTGTTATATCTGCCGTTCAGGCAGGTGTGTGGACCGATACTTACGCCAGCTCAAGGCTTACTGATGTGATTTGCTGGACACAAACGACTGCTAACGTCTCCGATGAAGCTTTCGGGCTTGAAGTAAGAGGCGAATCAATGACTAACCCTCACGGACTACCATCAATTCCGGAAGGTTCAATTGTTATAGTTGAGCCACATTATGGTCAACTTGATGATCTGTATGGAAAGATTGTCGTGGCTATGTTAGATGGTTCAACAGAGGCTACGGTCAAAAAGTTGGTTTGGGATAGTCCATATGCCTATCTCATGCCACTTAACCCGATTTTCAAACCAATTCAGATCGATGGGAACTGTAGAATTGTTGGCCGAGTAGTACAGATTACACAAAACCTTTAATTCCCCCTCCCCTCTCCCTCTATAGCCGAAGTTACCTTCGGCTATTTTTTTACCACTCCATGTAACTATAGGTACATATCACACTTGACTACCAAGGTAACAAAAGGTACCTTTAGTTACACAGGCAAGCGAACAGGCAGGACGCCCACGAAGTAGCCGCCGGTGGCGTATGAATGACCGGATGATTCGCAGGTAACAAAAAGCGCCCAGTAGGACGCTTTGCTCTTTAATAATCTGGATATCCAACAAAACAATTAAGCTTTTGGCTTTGGCTTAACTGGCTGTGGAGGTCTGGGGTTTGTCGGTTTATGACCGCCAGCTCTTTCAACCATTGGGATTTTTCCTCAATAGATCTCCAGCCAACATTGCAGCGAATACCTCTTGCTTACTGAGCTCCCTAGTTTTGTCAGTAAGTCCAAGAACAATCGTTGCTCTTTTCTGAGCTGGTAGCTCAAGGACTCCCCAGGGTTTTGAATCAGTGTTTTGCAATTGCTTAAAACGCGCGAGTAATTCCTCTTGCGTAAGATAGGGTTCGTCTGTGATCAGATCCAGATATAAACGGGCCTGTTCACTTGCAATACCTGAAGATCGGGAGAATTGATAAACAACCTGGCTAACCGATAAGGCTGCAATGAATGCACCAAACCAAACGTAGCCAGTGATGGAAACAAATACACCACATCCCGACAAAATAATTAGGAAAGTCATTAGTCGGTCAACCCGGCCAGTCAATGTCGCAAACATCTTTTCGAGGTAATGCGAATAATGAATATCAAATATTAAGTCATGTCGGGACATATTTCACCTCAGTCTGAATCATCAGGTTTTGGCGGTGGATCAGGCCTCCTGTAAGGAGGCATGTGCCGCTCTTCATAGTCATTGCACTTCATAGAAACTCCTTTTGTTGTTGGGGATATCCAGCTTAACCGAATCCTTGTTGTTGGGGAATAGCAAGGTCCACCGAGCCTGATGTGGTGAAAAGACAGGCATCGCTCTTTAACAATCAGCAAAGTCGGAACAGCACATGAAACCTGTTTAGACCCCTGCGCTTTATGCGACGTAGCACCGGGTGCGATCCGGTCGGTGTGAGGGTTAGCCACGATAAATTTCGTGCGTGAATGGGGAACACTGGCAGGGGAAGTGTGCAAGCGCAAAATGATTTATTCCAGCCCCTTCCGTATGAGGGGGTTGGGCTGAATCCACCAGCAGCAAATAACGACTATTGGGATGAAAAATGAATGTGACTACAGAAGCTCAACAATTGTCAGAAGAACTAACAACTCAGCTAGCCGATGTAGAAGTGATAAACCGGAAGATTTCCGAGGTTAGTTGGGGAATGCGCACTCTTTTAGAAAAATTAGAGAGTGCGCATATAAATATTACTCATCTTTTAAATACTGATCACCTGAACCTATCTGCCAGCCTGCGTAGCTCATTAGGTGAATTTTTGGAAGACGCTCATTCTTTGAAATCACTTCTAAATAGCTCTGCGCTTTTTCGCTCAGTTTGCCAGGAACCAGATCGTCGAGAAGAACCCAAAGAAGGTCAAAATTCCCCATGCTTCGTATCGACTCAGGAGTCCAGTTTGTCTTCTGAAAAACAAGATGATGCAGAGCAGCACCGCCATCAAGATTCAAAACAGCATTTTTAAATTTGATGCGATGTTCGTGCAAGTAAAGCTCGATGAGCATCAGTTTATGCAGATGGCTTCGACATAAAGCAACGTTGGTTGCATGCGGGTTATTTCGAAAGTCGTAGTCGGTAATTCCATAGTGCTCAGCAAGGCCTGGAATCATCGCTATATAAAGATTTTCGTATCCGTTCATTGAATTAATCTTCTTGGTTGTGTGGGAACACCAAGATACCACCGAGCCTGATGTGGTGAAAAGACAGGCATATTATTACTTAAATTATATCAAGTATCCTTAGTTCCCTTTGGGGTGTGGTGAATTGCAGTCCACCGAGACAAGCCGAAGATCAGCACCGGCCACCGCACCACCAAAGTGAGCTAATCACTAATTTCTAATAGTTGCTGTGGCTTGGCGGTTATCCAGTCTTTCACCATTCCAAAGGAGGAAGAAGATAATGTTCTAATGGGTAACCGCCCTTTTTTATTCAATGTGTCCGCTTCCTGTGTCGGCTGGGACTCCCTACCCAGCGCGGGTTCAACTCCTGCCGGATACCTAATCAAATGGTGACTTATATGACCTTCCGTAACGTTAATTTTTACTACGGCGACCTGATGCGCGTCACTCGTGGTGTGCAGGCTGTTCGTAATCCAAAAACAATCGCTAATTTCTGGAGGCGTAGCTGGTTATGCAGGTTACTCACTCAGAAAGGCGATCCTCGTTTATAACTGGAGATAACTATGTCAGAAACAAAGAACACCACACCATTCAGCCAGCAACTGGCTTATATCAATAAAGGCACTCTGGATGCTGAACTGACTGAGGCGCTGGCCGAAGTAACCAAAGCTGTAATGGAAACAAACAAAGAGGGAGCGGTAACGCTGACTGTTAAGTTAAAACCGCTAAATAAACGTAATGAGAACATGATAAAACTTACGCCTACGGTAACTACCAAAATCCCGGAACTGGACCGCGCAGAAACCATCATGTTCTCCACCGCTGACGGTGACCTTCTCCGTGATGACCCGGATCAGTGCTCTCTTGATTTAAAAGTTATCAACCCAGCGCCTCAAACAGCACCTATCAAGCTGGCCCAGTAATACCCACCGAACCAACTATTCCAATCTGATAAGGAAATATTCAATGTCTCAAATTGAAGGCTCTGCCGTACTCGATATTCGTGATCTGGTCTCTGCAACTCTGAAGACCGAGACGGACATTCCGTCAGTTGTTGTACCCGATGGCTTTGATGTCAAATCCCTTGAATCTCTGCAACTGGCTCCGTCACGTATTCGTCAGAGCGCTAACCTGATTTCTCCGGGTTCGTTGATCGCTTACATCCAGCGATTCCGTGATGAACGTACTGTAGTTTTTGCGGATAAAACCAAAACACGCATTGTCGCCGTGCTGGATTTCCACCAGAACGCAGACAATCCAAGCTGGGCTGCACATAAAGCTGTTTATGACTGCCCGTTCTCCGACGAATGGAAATCATGGGCTGCCAACGATGGCAGCAAAATGGACCAGATCAACTTCGCTGAATTCCTGGAAAACAATATTCAGAATGTTGCGCCAGTCAGTGATTCATACCAGGGACCGTCAGGTACTGAACTGCTCGAAATGGTGCTGGAATTCCAGGAGACTCGCAAATCTGAGTTTAAGTCTGTTAAACGCCTTTCTGATGGTACCTGCCAGTTCCAGTTCAGCGATGAAAAATCAGGTTCTGGTAATACCAAGATGCCGGAAAAAATCAGCCTGGCAATTTCGCCATTCCACAACGGCTCTCCTTACCAGGTCGATGCGCGTATCCGCTACCGTCTGCGTGATGGTCAACTGGTCCTCTGGTATGAGCTGATCGAACCGAAGAAAGTTGTTGAACACGCATTCCAGGAAATCGTCACCGATATGGAAAGCCAGCTTGGCGAAGACCTTCCTATCTACGAAGGCTCTGTTTAATCCCACCGTGTGTTGTTTTATGCGCCTGCCATGCGGGCGCATAGCAAAGCACTCTCCCACTACATGAAGGAGTAACCATGCCCAGTTTAGGCCAGCTCTATAATGATAAAGACGCCGGGTTAACAACCCGCAAAACCTACAATGTTCCGCTGGATAAAATTTACGCCGAAGAAGGCTACAACGTTCGTGAACTCAATCGGGCGCATGTTGAAGAATTCCGCGATGCGTTTATTGCCGGTGAGTACATCCCGCCACTGGCTGTAGAAGTTACCGAGCGTGGTGTGAAAGTTATCGACGGCCATCACCGCTATCATGGTGCGCTGGCTGCTATCGAAATGGGCCACGACATCGTGCGCCTGGAATGTAAAGATTTCGTCGGTAGTGAAGCCGACAAGATCGCCTTCATGGTAACCAGTTCGCAGGGATTGGCGCTTACTCCTCTTGAACGTGGCGCTGCATATCATCGCCTTCAGAATCAGGGCTGGAGTCCTTCAGAAATAGCGGCAAAAGTTAAACGTTCTGAGTCCGATATTCTGCAACACCTTCAACTTCACGAATGTACTCCATATATCAAAAAACTCGTTCGTGATGGTTCCATGAATTATGCCATCGCCATCGGTATCTCCCGCGAGCATGGTGTGTATGCCGATCGCGAAGCTTCACGTCTGATGAAGAAAGCTGAAGCCGCAGGTAAGAAAAAAATAACCAAGAGCATCGCCAATCCTCAGTTTAATGCCGGAAAAGCAAGAAAGTTTCTTGAGCTTATTTCTTCATGTGCAGAGGACTCTGGTGAAGTGCTGACTATTGAAGTGCCACCAGCAATGCAGGCTGAAATTATCTCTATTCTTCGGGAATTTCGTCATGAAACAGTCTGATTTACCAAGATGCCCAACATGCGGAAACATGCCCGAATACTCGCTGAAACCCAATCATCTTGGCTGGGTTTGGGGTGGTATCAGATGCCCGTATGACCATTACAGCGTGAAGCTTAACGGACCGGCCAGTAGCCGGGCAAAGGCAGAAGAAACTCTGGCTCCGCAGTGGATTGCGTTGGTAGAAAAAGCAAGATAAGAGGTTTTATGATGAGCAAATCAAGCATGGAATATTACTTCGAATTCCCAGCCTCTCGTGGGTTACAGGGGAATACGCTTATTCTTCTTATGAACGTTCCAGGGCGAACCTTATCCCGTGTACTGGCTTCCGATAATTACGGACACACCCTCGAACGCTCTCAGCGCGAAATAAACAAATCACGCGTCAAAAAGTTTTACGATTATCTGGTTACAGCAGCAGAAAATAAAGAGCCATTCATCATCCCACCGCTGGTAGGTAATTGTGCTTCACATGTTGAGTTCGAAGAGTTCGGTAATACAAACGTCGGCGTTGTTCGGTTCCCTATGGACGCCGAAATTAAACTTTTTGACGGACAGCACCGCGCTGCGGGTATATCTCAGTTCTGCAGAGATAATGATGCAATCTTGCATGTACCGTTGATGATGACTCTGCAACTCCCGCTGAAGACACGTCAGCAATTCTTCTCAGATATTAATAACAACGTCTCCAAGCCATCAGCCGCAATAAATATGGCCTATAACGGAAGGGATCAGATTGCCCAGACGATGGTGTCATTCCTCTCCACTCACGCAGTGTTCTCCGAGATCACCGACTTTGAACACAGTGTGGTTCCGGCAAAAAGTGACCTGTGGATTAGTTTTAAGGCCGTTGGTGATGCAACTGCAAAATTCGCGGGTAACGGGGACGACGCTCTGTCTACTGGCGATATTTATGACCTCTGGGAAGCTTGGCTGAAGCTGACGGCTATAGAAGGTATCCGACATGGTGTATCCCCCACGGAATACAAACGAGATTACATTCAGTTTCACGCGGTGATGATCAATGCGTTCGGTTACGCAATTCAGGAACTGCTCAGACATCGCCCAGCGCACATCATCGTGCAGATGATCGAAGAACTGGTGACAAAAGCCACAATGACTGAACTGGAAGACTTCTTCCTTATATCTTCCTGGGACGGTGTCTGTGCTGATGCCAGCAAAGTAAGAGCCACGGTAATTGCCAGCGTTACGGCACAGAAAGCTGCAGCACAGAGGCTTTCTATGGCTATTACAACGGGGACATTCGAGGTGGGGGCCGCCCAATGACAGCACTAAACAAACAGGCACTGCGTGAGTATTACTCCCCGCAACCGGTACCGAAATGTCATATTTGCGGCGCGGAAATGACAGTACAGCGTATGTCTGCCATCCGCATCACTTATGGGTGTACAGGGGAAACCTACGACGATAAAGGTTGCCACTACGCCACAGGCCGCAGTATCGCAGATGACCATTATGAACAGTCCCGAGTCACTGTCGTCGATGTTAGCGACCCGGACGTTCTGGCGATGCTGGATGAACTGGAAGCCACCGAGAGCAAGTGCAGGGAGCTGGCGGCGGATAACGAAAAAGCGATGGAGTCACTTAAGCAGGCTGATGCCGCCGTTAAGTTGGCGCACGAGAAGTTTTCTGCGCTGGCGGCGGAGAACTCGGCGCTTAAAAATCCAGATAACTGGCTGTCACAGAGTGATTACGGTTACGAAGCTGCTGAGGTTGCAACTCAAAACGGAGCAACTGAAGACGAGTCACTGAGAGCGGGGATGCTCGCAATTATTAATAGAATTGAAACCCCAGCTACAGATGCTTTTCTTGCTGAAATGCAGGCGCAGGGTGTGGAGATGGCTATTGGTCATATCGAACAGACTATATGCCCAAATCACGAAACTATACTCAATGAGTTCGCCGCCCAACTTCGCAAAGGAGCCTCGCTATGAGCAAGAAAGCTGGATGGGCTAGGCCGCTTAACGCCAATAAACACCATTTCTTCGCAGAGAATGAAGCCACCAGCATCTGTGGTCGCTGGATGTACTTTGGTCATGACCGTGAACCAGACACTTTCGAAAGCCCTGATGACTGTGTTGCATGTCGCCGTAAATTGGAAAAGGGAGCAGCCCAATGACAGCACTCAACAAACAGGCGCTGCTGAGCACTGATAAACACGCAAATCAGCACATGCTTTCTCGTCTCATCGTTGAAGCTAATAGCGCTGAGATTCGCGATATAGCGGAAGCCGTTGAACAGTATACCGACCGTCTCATTGCAGCACTGGAAGCCGCAGAGAAGCGCATAGCAGAACTGGAGGAAAAATTAGCTAATCCCGTTTTGCTGCCAAAAACAAACGGCTACTGGACTGAGCAAGAAAAGGCTTATGAGGACGCTATCACACTGGCTAAGCGTCAGGTTCGTCTGGCTGGATTCAGTGTGGAGGATATGTGATGGGAAAGCGAGACTTTAAGCCAGAAGGCGCAACCTGTTGGCAAGGTGGTAGTTGCACCCATCGCGGAGTGAATCGACGTAATCGTTATGTCACTGGTGGAGATGGTCGGAAATTTGAATCTTGTCCGTATTCTGACGACTGGTATGCGCTGGGTGACACTCTGGATTCAGCCGGGCAACCATACAGATATCGAGTCACTGGTGATAAAGCCACAGAAATTACTCGGTTCTTCGACGAAGCAATCCGCGCCGCTGGCATTGGCGTGAAGGGGGAATGAGATGCGCGAATTACTTGGAATGGCTGGGGCAGAACACCAGGCCACTGTGATGTATCAGACGTTCGAACACCTTGATGCTAAGCCTGGCGATAGACACGCTGGTTACTTCATTTTTATCAATGGTCAGCACGGTGACATGGATGTGGTTTACAGCGACTTCCCTACGTTCGGCGAAGGTCCGGGGTATTTCCATGACCGTGAGGATTTTATCTACGAACTGACAACCGGCAACGGGCCATGCACTGCGGTAGGAATCTATCGGTTCGATGGTGAATACCGCCTGCCAAAAAGAAAAGGTTCAGCCCGTTTCGTTGGCAAAACCACCTGCATTCAGACATTCGGTGAGGACTAACCCATGACAACTAACAACCACCCGGCACACAGCCCTTTATCACTCGATCGCCTGCACCAGATACGCGAAATACTCAGCAAAGCATCAGCACAAAGCGACGGCGGCAATCTCGGATACGCAATGGCTGATGCTGTGAAGGTGATTGATGGAGTTCTGGAGTCGTTATCCCGTGAGCAAGTACGCCGTGAACATGCAGCATGGTCACAGGCTACTTTCGGCGATGTCGGTCCAGTTGGTCCGCTGAAGCACCTTTCCAAAGAAGCGCTCGAGGCCGCTGCGGAACCAGGCGACCTTAGCGAATGGGCTGACATGCAATTCCTGTTATGGGATGCGCAGTGTCGTTCCGGTATCACCGATGAGCAGATTACACAGGCGATGATAGAGAAGTTGGTAATAAACAAAACACGCCAGTGGCCTGAACCGAAAGAGGGAGAACCTCGTCTGCACATCAAAACGGCTCAACATCAGGAGTTAGAGCGAAAAAAGTAGATCGTTGCGACGCATGTACTGAAGGCGCTCGCGGCGGATGTGGAACATGTATTTTTAACGGTAATTTTTTGATGAGGTGCCCATGACTACTACCGATTTTATGGAAGAGCAGGAGGTTTTCGAACTGCTCAAAAAGAAAAAAACTGCGGTATGGCGGTTACGTAAAGAGCATGGTTTTCCAAAACCAGTACTTACGTACCCAACACGTTATAGCCGTAGAGCCGTAACGCGCTGGATTGAAGAAGGCGGTGTTAATCGTACAATTTGAATGTTTAGCAATCTTTATTTTATTTGTTGTCGACTGGCTTTAGCAAAGCATCAGAAAGCCCAACAGCGTCAAGCGTTGATCGCATAGTTAGTTGCGCCTTTCTGGAGTCCAAAGCTAATCTAGTTGCAGATTCTGTATCTCTTTCCATATTTTCGGCACCATGTAACTCTTTGCGTAACGACTTTAATATCTCATTATAGAAATAGTTAGCCCAGTGAAGGGCATAGTCCTCTCCAAACTTCTCAAATCCTTCTTTAGAGGTTGGTGCCGCCTCAATTACAAATTTACTTATATCACCTTTATTTATTAAATGGTCTTTGTTTTTTAGTGGCATGCTTAGTAACCTCATCATAGTAACCGAATGAAGTATAATCATCTCATAAGCATCAAATACCTTAATAGTTTTCTCACTTAGATAAAGGTTTAAATGTGATTTATCGAATAGTGAATATGAAGATATTTTTTCATCAATATTCAACGGTTTTAATAATACATTTATAAATTCAATAATTTTGGGATCATCACCTTTCTTTAAGATTTCATCTATATTTAAACCTTTCATATATTCTACTAATATTGAGAATTCTGAAAGCGATTTGCGAGCACGCATCATAGATTCAGCAGCTTCAAAACGCTTAACCTGTAGTGCTACATCACGATCTCTTCGGGACGATACGATGAATGACCTAATCTGTTCTAATTCTTTCTCGCTTTCTCTAATATCTGCTTTGAAAGTCTCAAGTTTTTTTTCGAAGTGATGTTCGATTTTTTTGGTAAAAATGCGTATCAGAGTTCCTCGCATCAAATACAGAGCAAGCGTGATAACACCGGTAGAAGTTGCGACACTGAGAATCCATTTCAGAATTTCATTAAACATTTTAACTCCGTTATTTAATCGTCATAGCAACATTAGGGCATAGCTAACCGATGTCTTAGCCGATTTTTTTAACATGCCACAATATTTTATCAGCATATTGTTCATATGCTTCCTTCTGCTCCACCAGCCAATCGTGTTTGTTATACACAGCCATCACTCCCCCAAGCTCATGACCAAGCATCTTTTCGGTGACATGTGGCATAACCCCCTCCCCTGACAAATTCGTTACCAGTGAACGCCGGAAATCGTGCGTTCGCCACTCCGGAATATCAATCTTATCCCTCAACTTTTTCATGTAGAGATTCGCAGACGAACGATCTATAGGTTTATCCAACTCCTGACCAGGAAACAGTACATCATTTCCTGCATTCAGGAGCCTATCAACATAAGGCTTTACCTGGTCAAACACGGGTCGACGAATCACGTTTCCCATCTTGGAATGTTCTGCTGGCGTTGTCCAAATCAAATCATCCATATTGAACTCGCTGGCGGTAGCAAGACGAAGTTCTGACAACCTTGCCCCCCAAAGCAACAGAAGCTGATGAAGTACCTTGTTAGAGGAAACAATTTTGTTGTTTTCCAGCGCTAACCATATTTTTGCCAACTCGGTATAGGTGAGAACCCGGCTACCAACATCAGGTTTCTTTCCTATGTTCTTAACGCTTAGCTTCAGTACTTCGCATGAAGCGATCAACTGTCGGCTTATACACCAGTTCATTACGGAACGGAGCTGGAGAAGCAGCACTCTGGCCTTTTTCCCGTTTGTCTTTTCCTGCTTGTCGAAGAACCTTACCCAGGCTGAAACAGGAATATTTACTACCGGTGCATCTGGAAATTCTGTGTACATGGTGTTGTACACAACAGACTTGTACAATGTTTGTGTATTTGGTTTCAGCGTTTCAACATACTTGCTCCACCACTGGTCGAGACACTCCTTGAGCGTTAGCTCACCATCTTCTTTAGCAAAATAATTTTTAGGGTTTAGTCCCTTGAGGTACAATTCGCGCATCTCACCCACGATGACACGAGCATCTTTCAGAGACATTGCCGGATAGCGCCCTATAGTAAGGCGCACTGGCTTACCGTTCCAACGGTAGCGATGTTGAAACGTAATCGTTCCTGTCGGGGTTATGCGTACACTCAGGCCGTCACCATCTGTGACTTCGGGTGCGCCGCTGTAGGGCTTAGCATTTATGCTGCGAAGTTTGGTATCACTGAGGGCCACGGCTCTGTATCCTGTACACACTGAATTTCAGCATTCTGTACTCAATCTGTACGCAATGGCAAGTGAACGAAGTGATTTTCTAAGCGGAAAGATAAGAAAGGATTGGAAAGAAAAGGAATGAAATGCTTGATGATACGGGGAATGATAGGATAACATGCGGCTCAAGCTGAACGCTTGAAAATCAGTTGGATCTATGTCCCCTTAGTTAAATGGATATAA